CCTTTTCTTTGTCTAAAACAAGTATATACTGTCAGGAGTTGTCACAAGGCTCGTGGTGAATACTTCGTTATAATCTGATAGTAACCCCTCAAGTAGATAAAGAACGTGCGACAGAGGCTTATGTGTGAGTTCGTTTTTAGTGTATAGCCTTAGGTTTTGGCTCAACAAGATATAAATCTGCACCTTCGCAGTGAATCAGTAAATAATCATCCTCTTGATCGGAAAAAAATATTCTAATCATAGATTGTTTATCATCTTCTAACAATTCTACGTTCCAAATTTTCTTGCCAGTCAACTTATCTAAAGTTTCTGCTTGATTTTCATCGGCTTCGTTTATACTATTTTCTTGATCCATCTTCCACCATCTTTTAAAACCATCGGCATTAGTTTGGGTTGACCATCAAGTATCATTCCACACCCAATAATAAATCGTGACTTAAAGTTTTTAGCATATTCAAAAGCTAAATCTTTCTGATTAATAAGACATCCTGTTTGCATACCCCATACTAATTTATCGGGGTTAGAATAATAACCAATACTAAATTTAGAATGATAGTGTCCCTGCACTGTATGACATCCGTATTGTTGGGATACTTTCATAACATCAGCAGCCATGCCATGCGTAAAGAAACATCGTTGACCATCCGATAAAGTAATCTTTAAATCATCTACCCATTGCCATCCATCACCTACGTTAAGAAACTCATTGTATGACCTTAAATATTCTAAGCTTAATCCATGTGCAACTGCACGCCTATACACTAATGATGAATGATTAGAATGTACTATCGTCATCTTAGGAAAAATTTTCTCTAATATCTGTATGTACTTTCTAGCTGCACGCAACTCATCGCCCGGTGACTTTAGGTCAGGATGATGATTGTGAAAACTAATAGCGTGTTGATCGATTTCATCACCGATGTTTACTACCAGGTCAGGCTTGTATTTCTTTTTTAACGCAGATAAAAACGCAAACGCATCAGGATGATGGTACGGAATATGTAGATCTGATATAACTAATACAGATTTATAGTTACTCATACTATAAGAATATCATATGTCCTTGTTATCTTTAAGGTTTTCTAGTAATAATTCTGTACTAGATTTGTTATCAGTAACATACGCACCTGCATCATATATCGTTTTACTTCGATCTATAAACTGATAATACTCATTGTGTATAAAATAAGTACACCCTTGCAATAACAAGATTGTTAGCAAAAAAATTCTACTCATAAATAAGCACACCGCTACTACTAATACTTAGCATTTGCCTTCTTGGTTTGTCTGTTCCTTTTGGAAATGCAATATGTATCCACGATCCATGCTCAAGAATTAATTGATCAAACTCTATAGAACTGTTAGCTAGTGTACGCATAACTTGAGGGACATCACCATATCCCGGACAAGTAAAATCTGCTGCAAGACCAAAAGTGTGGTATGAAGTATCTTTAGATTTTATTGCTCGGTTTAAATCCATTGAACGAAAACCTGATGTTACCCATATGGGATTGCTATTTAGTTTAGTTCTTACTTGCTCAAGACCTTCAGCTAAAGTATGTAAGTTAGCAACTTGCACATCGTTAGGATCGTTGCGTATGTCTAATCGTTTGGCTGTATCAGATCGAGTTAGCTCATCTAAGCTAAAGTGGGGAGTCAATTGCATTTACTTCGTCAGACCTTTTAACTTTTCAAAAGTTCTAAGACCAGATAAACCAAGCATAGCCAGTGTTAGTTCAAGCAACACATCGGTTTGAAACTGAGGCATAGGTATGTCTGTTCCTGTTATTGCCAGTATCCATTGCAGTAATGGTGATAACACAAAGAGCCAAGCAAAACCAAAAGCAGCTACCCATCCTAAACATGGTCGCCATCCAGCTACCCATACTGATCGATGGGATGCTTCAATCTTATTCGTTTCAGCTTGCGCAAGGTTAAGTTGAGCAGCATTATTAATAAGAGTTTTTTCAATTTCCTGTTTTGCTTTTGTTGCGCCATTCTTGTCCGGGATAATTCTATCAATTACAGTACCAATTAAAGGTAATAATGTTTGTATCATCTTGTAAAATATACTCCAAATAAAACTACTATAGGTGATATAGGTAAGACTAATAGTAGAGCCATTAGTTTTATAAGTAACTTAAATAATAACATAGCAATAAGTAAGCAGTAGCACTGATGCAAATGCAAGGATAAGCTCTTGATCATTCATATTGACATAGTAACTGTATGTATTAAAACAGCAATAACTATTGCTCCGAATCCTGCTAACGCTCCCCATATAAGTTTGTTTAACATTGTTTCTATGCGATCAAGTCTTTTATGTATAGTTGAATATCTTTCTGCACATAGTTTTTCGTGTGCTAACATTTCTTCATGAGGACTCATATCTTTAATACCTTATCTAAAGCGTTGTTAATTTTTTTCTCTATAGCAGGTAGCAATCTGATACCTGAGTACCCTATGATAAATGCAATAGCAGGCCCAAGGCTTGGATGTAATGCAAATGATTCTATCAGTGGTGGTACAAAAAATTTTGCTGAGATTAATGCAATAATAATATTTAATAGTAATTCAGATCTAGCACGTTTGCGTTCAACTAACCAATTAATATGACCGCCACGAGGCTTCTTACCTGATAGCTTCTTGGTGTTATAGTTACATAACCCTCCAGCTATTGATGCTAATACTATAAAGTATTCCATGATGCTCCTTGCATGACATCAATCAAACCCTCCACATCTGCACACGCTGCGATAGCTTCTTCTAGTCTATTACATTCTGCTTTTATTTCTGCTCTGTAATCTACTACGTTGCTAGGCATAACTACATCATGTTCATACTTTCTAATTACATACCAATCAGTTGGGGCAAGTAATGTGTTTGTTGTGTGTTTTACTTCTGCAATCTTTGTAGTTTTTAATCCTTTAGTTACTAGCTTTTCTTCAGTATCTTCCATTGCTTCAGTTTCTGGATTATATGTTTGTACATATAGTTGATTGCCATCTTTATCTTTTGCATCTACATCCTCCATAGCTTTAGGATTATCTATCTCACCATTCCAGTAGTATCGATCATCAGCTCGTACAGGATCGGCTTCCCATGTTATACCAATAGCAGTACGTTCCTCTTCTGAGGATAACTGTAACCAATTTCTAGGATATAGTATTTCGTTATGTGAAAACCCCCTATCCATAATAAGAGTTTTCCCGTTTAACTTATAAGCCATAATATTCTCCTATCGGGCGTTTGAGTTTTTAAAAGGGTTTTCGGCAAATGCCATGTATATGTATGTTGCAGCATTTTGATTTATATTTGTTCCTGTACTTCTTGGTTTAAAGCCATTTGATAATATATCAATTAATTGAGATGTTTGTTCTGCACCAGATGAATTTGGATTTAATCTTTTATTTGCTACATTATAAGTATCTCTAGCAGTATCATAGATAACCCATTCATCAGTAGTAGAAGTAACTTTTATTAATAAAAATGCAGGTCTAAACTCTGTGTATACAAATGGTCCATCAGTAGAGCCATTACCTGTGTAGCTACCAAATTTACTGTAGCCTTCTACACTTGCAAAAGCATACATAACATAATTACTACCTGAATTATTTACAGAAGAAGTTCCTGCTCTAAAAGCAACTACAGAACTTGAAATTCCTGTACCATCATAAAATACGCTAGTAGTATAAGCTGCATCAGTAGTATTTAAATACATGTATGCACCATTAGAAGCAAATGCTCCTGATAAATCTTTATGCCAAACAACCCATTCTCCAGTACTTGTTCTATTTTTTGTTATTAACATATCAGGAATAACACCTAATCCATGACCAATTGTTGCTGCTGCTCCTGAACCTGTGTAAGTAACAATACTAAATCCTGCTGTTGTATTAGCAGATACTGTAGATGCTATAGTTGGGTTTGTACCATCTATTGAACCTGCTGCAATAGATGCTGCTGTTGAGTCTGAACCTCTCCAAACCCAGCCTACCGAGTTACCAGATGGAGCTGAATAAGTTGTTTCTGTTGCATTAGTATTAGATTGAACAACTGCACTTAATCCTCTCACACTATCTATTAGCTGATGGTTG